ATCAATTAGATTGTCTTAAGGGTGCATTAGACTTTGCAGGAAAACTTAATGGTACAATAGATCAGGCTAACAAAGAATTAGAAATAAAATATAAAGGTGCAGATTTGACCCTTGAAAATTTAAGAATGCCAGCATTACTCGATCAAATAGATGACAATGAGCAAAAAAATATTCAGCATACCCCTGAATCCAAAACTGACGGAATTTCAATTTAATGATTTTCTAGAATTTTTAAACGAGCATAAAGATTATATTTACGACATATATTTTACATGTCGTATGCCTCCATTTGTGCAAGATGCAATGGGTGATATTTTTCTGACGGAAGAAGATCATTTTGGGGCATTAGATAATGCTATAGGATTATCTAGATCAACAGGTATTCCGTTATCTGCTACATTTAATAATACTTTAGTAAGGCCTACACAACAAAATTTAGATTTGTTTATTAAAAATTTTAAACAAGTTTATAGTTCTGGGGTAATTCAAAGCATAACTATACCACATACTCATTGGGTAGCAACAGGTTTAATTCAACAAGAATTTCCTGAATTAGAAATTAAGAATACTATATTAAGAAATGTAACAGAGCCACGAGAAGTCGTTGCTTTAGGTGAAGCGGGGTTTCATTATGTTAATTTAGATCGCGACTTAATGCGAGATTATGATAAATTAAAGGCAATAAAACGAGCAAAAGAACATGCCGGAGTTAAATTATCTTTACTTGCTAATGAAGGATGCTTAGGTAATTGTCCTATGATGGATGAACATTATGAATTTAATAATTCTAGGGTAACACCAAACCCACAATATTTTGCTGATTCTATATCTAGAGTTTCGTGTGATAAATGGGATTATGAAGATCCCTCAACACCATTAAAAACTGCAAGTTTTCCTCCATGGAGGGAAGATTGGGACGAATTACTAGAATATTGTGATGTTATTAAAATGCATGGTAGAGAAGCACCTGCTAGATTAAACGAAACCATGCATATAATAAAAAATTATGCAGAAGGTAAAGAAATATTATTTGATACATTCAATGAATATATTGAAGACACAAATTTAAAAGATGCGCCTATTAATGTTTGGCGCGATAAAATAAAAACATGTAAATTTGAATGTTGGGATTGTCATTATTGTGATAAAGTTTATAATGCAAAAGCAGGAATGAAATATGATCCTAAGATAACGTTAATAACAAAAGAACTTGTAACTTCTGTACAAAAAAACATTGATGTAACTATACCTGGATTAACTGCTCAACGTGTATTAAATCTTATAAATGCATTAGCAAAAGAATCAAATCATTATTTAGAAGTAGGGTCTTTTCATGGTGCAACAGCATGTTCTGCATTATTAAATAATAATATAAAAGTAACATGTATTGATAATTGGCAAAGTGCAATGCAACCGCATAGAGATGATTTGCAGTTACCTGAAAATTCTAAAGATGAGTTTGTTAAAAATATTAAAGTGGCAAAGGGTGATAATCCTGTTACTGTATTTAATTGTGATATGTTTAATGCAAATATAGATGATGTAAATGATATTGATTTGTTTTTTTATGATGGAGATCATGAATCAGATGTAACTAGAGATGCAGTAGTATATTTTAGTAAATCGTTTGCTGATACATGTATTTGTATTTTTGATGATGCAAATTTTGATGGAGTTGTTCAAGGAGCAGACGAAGGTATTGCTCAAGCAGGGCTAAAATTATTATACGAGAAAAAAATACTTAATGATATTGAAGATTTAAGTCAATGGTGGAATGGGTTATATATTACCGTTGTTAGCAAATAAATAATTATACTAGGAGAAAGTTATGCCAATAACATGGACTATCAATAATGAAATGATTTTACAAAGTGCAGATGCAGACACAAATGACGATTATGTTGTTAATGCCACCTTTATAGATGCATCTCAAGGTGTTAATCATACAAGAAATTTTAAATTAGATAATAAACCCGATACCGATGAAGGTAAAGTAGAAATTCAAGCACTTATAGATGACCAAATACAACCTCAACAAACTGCTGGTACATTACCTAATAGTACTTTAGAATCTACTAAATTCAAAAATCCCAACGATCCAGATACTCCGTTGGTATCAGATAAAATTGAAGACGGTTTCGAAAACAGAATAGCACGTATTAATTCATTTAAAAAATCATGATAAAAGGAATTCCTAAATTTGAATTACGATCACATGATCAACTTACATCATCCGAACAACTCACACGTAAAGAACAATCAGAAAGTTTAACGGATAATGAATACTTAGAGGAATATGATAATCCGTTTGGGCCTACTATTAAACGAATTCGAATGAGTGATACTCTGTTAGATAAATGGATTAAATGCACAGATGAGGCTATTATTAATAAAGCTAGTGCAAATGATACATTAGTCGGAGAAATAGAAAAAGAATTTAAAATTAGTCATAAATTACTTGAAAAATACGATTTACAAAATTATGTTTTAGATGTAGTTAGAAATTATGTTGTTTATTGTTTAAAACGAACTCAATATGGTGACGGAACAGTAATAGATGATACAAAAGTACATATGGGAGCATTTTGGGTTAATTCAATGCAAGAAGGAGAATATAATCCTATTCATATGCATCCTGGTTGTACAGTATCGAGTACTATATTTTTAAAGATCCCAGAGTATGATTTAAGAAAGTCAACTGGTATGAAGTCTCGAATAGGAACAGGGCATACAGATGGTAGATTAGAATTGATACATAATTGTGCTAATTCATTAACATTAGAAACAGGTACATTTAGAATAAATCCCCTACCTGGTGATATGTATATTTGGCCATCAACTTTATTACATACTGTATATCCATTTTTAGGTACAGGTGAGCGTCGATCTATCGCATTTAATGCAACTCATTTATTACCTACTGAAACATTATATGATCAACCTCATATCGCATCATATAATAAACGTTATGATAAAGGTGTCCAAGTTGTCGGAGAAGCATTATAAAATTGAAGCAAATATTTACAATGAATCTTTTATTATGGCTTTTGAAAATGTATTTTCAGAAGAATATTGCCAACAGATAATAAAACTTCATAAAGAACTTAAAAAATCTGAAGTATCAGGCTTTGATGCAGAAAATACTATAATTCCATTATGGAGAAATAAAAATAAACATACTTGGTTTTCTGATGGCGATACGGTTTTTGAAAACGAACCTGGAGCACAAAAAGTTGTAAGAGATTATTTTGATAAAATGTTAGAATGTTTAGACTTGTATCACGAAGAATATGGTACTGCTTTAGATGGAAAAAAATTAGAAATTCATGAAATGAAAGTGCAAGAGGTTAAACCCGGAGGCGGATACCATATATGGCATAGCGAACATGGCCTATCGTTTCCTTATCGAACATTAGCCACAATGACATATTTAAATACATTTCCTAAAGGAGAAGGAGAAACAGAGTTCTTACAACAAGGAATAAAAATTGTCCCAAAGCGAGGAATGGCTTTAGTTTGGCCGGCGTCGTTCACACATACTCATAGAGGGAACCCGCCTTATTCTCAAAATAAGTACACAATAACTAGTTGGTTTAACCAAGTTTCATATGACAGAGTTAAATTTAAACATATAAGATAAGTATGGAATGGAACAAAATATTAAATTTATTAATTACAAATCAATGGTACGTATTGTACCTTGCTTGTATAATGGTTGCATCTGCTTATGTGCAACGCAATGGCCTTATCTATCCTTTATTAAATAAATTAACAGTATTTGTTCCGTCTAAGCGATTGTTTGTTGTTGCAACAAGTGCTATCGCTGGTATACTGCCTATTGCAGGCCGAGTTTCTGTTTCTGCTGGTATTTTAGATACCATTGCCCCCAAGGATGATAGGCGGAAACATTATGGTATACTCGATTATCTAAGCACACACCATTATTATCTTTGGTCTCCCTTTGAAAAATCTGTTATTATTCCAATGGCAGTTTTAAGTTTATCGTATGCAGAATTTATGCAGTTAATGTGGCCGTTAACTGTAATTGCTATTGTTGTTCCATTTGTTTTAATATTCACTTTACTTAAAGAAGATGACGTAATTGTGCAAACACAACAACAAGCATTTGCAAAAGTAGAATGGATAAATTGGCAGTTACTTGTAACAGTGGCGGTACTTATTATATTAGGTAATTATGCACGAGAACATACAGATATAATAACAGTTTATTTAGAAGATAATAACTGGTCGATTATTTCAGGGACTTGGATAGGATTTGCCGCCAGCTTTTTATTGGGTTCTTCTAGTCGATTTGCGGCATTTACTGCAATTCTTGCAAGTATTTATGGTGTACAATATCTTCCTTTATTTTTCGCTGTAGATTATACTGGTTATATGTTAAGTCCTACTCATAAATGTTTTGCAATAGGAAAAATGTATTTTAATACTTCACTTGTCACATATTACACACATATAATTCTTCTTTGTTCACTTATTATTGCGGTAGCGATTTTACTTGTATCTTTTTAGACAACGATTTTTTAAGATCCCACCACCAAGAAGCCGTATCGTCTTTTTCTGAAATAGCCATATTATAAGTAGCACGAATATCTTTTATTAATCCTTTATTATATAATATATTTTTTGCTCCGTTATGTAATGGTTTTGGCCAATTGCCAATATCAACCCAGCAGTATCCTGATGATTCGTCGTTTAATATAGGTACAAATTCTTTATATGCAACTACAATAAATGTATTATAAAAAAAACTATTATTTTTGGCTTTGTATTGATGTAGAGGATATATTTTTACTACGGCAGGTACGTTTCCGATTTCTTCCTGTAATTCTCTATATAGTGTTTCGATAGGTCGTTCTTCTTTGTGGGCCTTACCGCCCCAGAATGCCCAAGTACCAGGATGACTAACTTTTCTTGATCTTAATTGGAGTAATATTCTTCCAGTAGAAACTGAGAGAAAAATACATCCAGATGCTTTAACCTCCATATAACTTTATTATTATAAGAATATTCGCCAAAAACCAGCATTAAATGTTCCTTCATAGGAATTTATCCATTCAGAGCCAGTCCATTCTAATTGTACTGATGTTGTTGTATTTACAACATATTTGATATCAGAG